TTGGTTGAGCAACTATGTCTACTGTAATAATCTCAAATTCAGCTACTTCGCCACTTCTGTCGTCAACGTTGCCGCTGCCTCTAGAACTTACGCCAAGTTTTACGCCGCTTTCAAGCATAGTACGGATTAAGTTACCCATTGGTGTAGGTAAGATTTTCATCTTACTGTAACCGTTCGGACCGTCCATCCACATATCTGTGATCATGTGTGACACCCGGTCTAAATTCACTTTTAGGTCATCTGGATGATCAACTTCACCTAATACTGAATATCCATTCTGAATCTGATCGTTTAGTGTTTTTACTGCATTGGTAATTTCGCTAACGGGATAAACACGCTGGTTAGCGTTTTTAATACCGCCTTGAATAGCAATGCCCTTTAGAAAAAGATTTTTTCCATCTTTATCGTCAGACTCTAACACTACACGAGCTTGATCAAAACTTAAATTCTCTCTTAGATATGAAATTTGTTTCATCCTAGATTCCAATTATTGACGACGATCAGCTGGGCTACGTGTATTTGTGCTTCCGCCAGTTTGACCAGCTTTATCACCGTGACCTGCGCCTACTGGTTGTCCTTCACCTGTACGATTTGATTTAGCAACACTAGCTAGTGCGGCACCATCTTTCATACCTGTTTTAGAACTTGCGGCAATGTTCTTTTCAACACCTTTAGTAAATTGGCCTTTTACGCCACCTACTAAACCGCCTGTTTTACCATTTGGGCTTGTACCTGTATTTTCGCCTACACCTTTGTCGCCCTGGGCGATATTGTGTGCATTAGCAGTTGTAGATAGCTTGCCTTTAGCAGAGCTTACTGGACTGCGTGTATTTGTTTCTGTAGCTTGACCAGCTTTGTCACCTGTACCAGAACCAACTGGACCTGGAGACTTCATGCTGTTTTTGTGCCAGTCATTACCAACGGTTTCACGGTACTCGCGCATTACGCTTCCCATGCTTTCGTCTTCGTCGTCGGCTTCTTCGTCGCTGTCGGCTTCTTCGTCGCCGAAGTCGCTGTCCATTTCGCCTTCTTCGTCGCCTGGAGGACCATCTTCTTCACCGCTTTCTCCGCCCATTAGAGCTTCAAATTCGCGTGTTAGTTCATCTAGTGCATCTTGTAGGTCCATAACATCGGCTTTTGTAGCTGGCTCTTCACCGCCCATGTCATCACCGCCCATTGCTTCTGGGTCTTCAATATCACTAACCATGTCGTCTGATGCGTCACCGCCAATTTCGCTGGATGTTTCGTCATCCATTCCAAAACCTTCTTCTACAGACTCATCTTCTTCTTCGTCGTCTTCTTTCGAAGCTTCTTCGACCGACTCATCTTCTTCTGCCTCTTCGGCAATTAAATTCTCGTAAATTTCTCTAGACTTTTCAACAACGATTTCATGGAATAATTCATTTGCCTTATCCATTTCCTCGTTGACTATTAGGTCTAAAAGTTGTTCCATCTTTGTAGACATTGCATGTTCTCCTTATTAGATTGGCAAGGCTTCAGATGTATTTACAGTGGTTGTGATATAGGTGCATGAAACAGGCCAAAACGAGGCGTTTTGGCCCTAAGTTGACAGAGTTTGAACTCTTTTTTGACAAAAATATTTAGTTTTATGATCTAAAAGTTATCTGATACTTTTATTATGCCGCTGGGGCTGCTTCCTCTTCGGGAGTAGCATACATGATACGAACAAGCTCAAGATCTTCTCTAGTTTCTTTTTCTCTTGCGTCACCTGCTTTGCGTAAATCACTAAGCATTCTAAGTGTTAACCGACTTTTCCTTAGGTCAGTGGACTTTAAAATACTAGTATCTTTATCGCTATCATAGCGAAGATCTTCAGTAGGTTCTGAATGTTCTTTGTCAAAGTATATGAATTCTAATAAATGCATACTTGTATTTATTTAGATTATAGTGTTCCGGCAGGTTCAACTGCTCCAGCAGGAGGCGCAGCCTCCATTCCTGTATCCATATCTTCCATACCTTCAGGAGCCTCGCCTGATTGACCTAACGCATCGGCATCTGCAGATAGCCCACCCGTAGTAACTCCAGCGGATCTTAATTCTGCCTGCGCACTTAGATTAGTACCTTTGTCAATATTTTCTTCGCGCCATTGACGTTCATTTTCTGCAATTTCCTCAGCAGTTAGTCCTAAGAAACGTTTCATAGCAAATCGTTTGCTTAAGAAAGGTACAGCAACTAGTGTTCCAAAAGTACCAACACGAGACGTATCCATCTCTGCTTGACGATAACTTGCAAAGTTTTGCGGTGGATTAAACTTAAGATCAAATATACTAGAATCTATGTTAATGCCACGTTTGTCTAGATATAACTTAAATTCTGCATTAAAATTTTCATTTAAAAGACTTTGTAACCGCTCGCAATACTTGTTAAATCGTAGTTCTTGTATATATGCTGTTCCAACACGACCGTCATTAAATGAACTTCCGCCATCGTCGGGACCAGTAGGTAGATAACTGCTAGGAATACGCAGAGCCCTGAACAGCTTGTTAGTAAAATAACGTAGATCGTCAATCTCTCCTAGGTTAGTACCGCCTGGCAATACATCAATTTTACTACCTCTGCCTTCGCTAGTCTGCGGGAAAAAATAGTCTTCTGTGATGCTTAATGGGTTAAAACTGCTGTCAACAACACTCTGTCCACCACCGCTTACACTAGGAATTCTGCGCTGATTTACTTCATTTTTAACACGTTCAACAAAGCCCATTGCCAAATGACTGGGCATATTTCCCACGTCAATATAGAACACTCTGCGCTCCGGTGCTCTCATAACGCGGTAGATAATAATAGCATCTTCAAGCAGTTCTTTCTGCTTGTAGACCTTAAAAATTGATTCTAAAAGGCTATTTCCAAAAGGAAAGTTGTTGTCTAACCCTTCACTTAAACTCAAATGAATTACATGTTTAGCTTCGATTGCCCACTGATTTTGATTCATTGAAAATCTACTACCGGGGTTACCTTGGGGTGAAGCGCCTACTCCACCACCACCACCGCTGGTTACATAACCGGTACCACCTACTGTATTATTCTGATGTGTAGGAGTAATTTGCGTGGCACTAAGGCTTTGAAAATTAATGTTTAAGTCCCGCACAACATACTGCTCGGGCTCTTTACCTTCACTTTCGTTAACGATAATCTTATCTACTTTACTAGGATCTACATAAAACCAAGCCTGTGTTTCTGGATCTCTAATAAAGAAACTATCTCCGTATTTGAACGCATTACGTACAATTTTAAAAATCTTACTTGGGAACTTGTTTAACTTGCACCACTGTTGCAGGTACTTTCTTATAATGGTAATTTCTGAACTGGTAGCACCGTCTTTAAAAAATATTTGAAATGGGGTAGAATTTTCTTCGTTCAGTTGTGTACAAAACTCTGCTAGTATATCCAGTGCGGCATTAACTTCGCTGTCCATATCCATAGTATCATATTGTCCATAACGTTCTAAACGATTTGGGTGTCCAGAATACACATCTGGTAGATAGCTGGAATAGTTGGTGCGACTAGGATTAGGTCTAAGACCGGCTCCTCCAGATATTGGGCTCATCTGGCCTGTTGAAACGGGTGTAAAATATTTTTTCCAAGACATAATTTTATGAGTATAAGTTTCCGCTTAGTGACTTAGTAGCTGTGAGAGTTTTTCTGTTAATGTCATTATTGTCTCTCATTACTGCAAGTACTTCCGCTGTTAATGTATTTAACCGTTGCGAGCTGGCCATCAAATTATTAATTAACGAGGCATTATTAAGTTCTGACATTTGGCTAGGTGTAACCACAGCTTCATCTCCGTGTAGTTCAACTATCTCACCTTTACCAAAATTTTCAAATAATTTACCAGTTACACCTAACGTACCTTCTGAGAATCGTCGGATACTTGGCAACGGAGTATCAGTGGTCTTTTTTGCTTGGCCAGCGGCTATCTGCCAATCAGCCAGTTGTTTGGTTAATTGGTCTATTTGATCCCGGAGTGCTTTTTGTTTTGTAGTATCTGATTCCGACTCTGCCTTAGTTTTTAAATCGTTAATATCTTTAGTTTTTTCTGCTGTTATACGATCATACGCTTCTATTCTAGGATCTGTACCAAGGCCTGTTTTCCTGTAAATGAAATAAGATAATTGATCGAACAGCATATCTAAAGCACCTTTCATATAAGGTTCTAAAAAGTCTATAACACTTTCAAATATGCTTATCATTCCAGGTTTAATAGTATTCTCCCATAATGGCATTAATTCAGCTGAAATATTTTTCCATGCATCCTTAAATGCATCTCCTAGTATTGAAAAGAAATCTGACATACTATCAGCTTTTGAAAGTTTAGTAAACCAAGTGCCTAACCAAGTACCTATTGCTTGTATCTTTGGTATTAGTACATGATCCATCCAACTGGCAAAGGCATCAACAGGATCTTTAAATCTTGCTACTATACCAGGAAGACCAGCTGTAAGAGTGTTGCCCCATTTGGCCAACTTATCAGCCAACGGTTCTACTACAGTAATTATTAGGCCCATTAGCGTTGAACCAAATATTTGTATGTTTTTTGTTGCGTTTAATAATGCGGCGGCGTTTCCGCCAGCTTGTTGGGATTGTTGAGCCATTGCTTGCTTTTGGGCCTGCTCGTATGTCATACCTTGTGCCATCATGCTTTTTATAACTCTATTAAAGTTTACTGATGCATCTATAGTATATTGTTTTGC